TTGCCGAAGGTGAGTCGCCAGACCCGCCCTTCCTCGTTTTTCTATATCCGGGCTCTGACAATATGTTCGCGGATGACACGGTGTTCCAGAAGATTGATGAGCTGAACATCGAATTATACACGGACGTAAAAGACCCGGAAACAGAAACCCAGATCGAGGACATCTTGATTCGGCACGACCTGCCTTATGAGAAATCTGAGGTGTGGATCGAGTCGGAGAAGCTGTACGAGGTCTTATATCAAACACAGATTATAGGAGGATAAACGACTATGGCTAACACAAGTAACAAGGTCAAGTTCGGCTTGAAAAACTGCCACTACGCCATTGCTACGCTTGCCGCTGATGGTACTGTTACCTTTGGCACGCCTGTAGCAATGCCCGGTGCCGTATCCCTTTCGCTGGATGCCGAGGGAGATAATGATCCGTTCTATGCGGACGACTCCGTATATTACATGGTCTCCAATAACAACGGCTATTCCGGCGACTTTGAGCTGGCGCTGATTCCAGAGAGCTTTCTCACAAATGTCATGCACGAGACTGAGGATGCCAACGGCGTCATTGTGGAGAACAAGGATGTGGAACCGGAGCATTTTGCGCTGCTTTTCGAGTTCTCCGGCGACCAGAGGAAGATCCGCCACTGCATGTATTACTGCAGCGCGACCCGCCCTTCCGTCACCGGCAGCACCAAGGAGGACTCTACCGAGGTGCAGACAGAGACGCTTTCCATTACGGCCTCTCCGCTGCCTTCCGGCATCGTGAAGGTCAAGACCGGCACGAACACTACGAGCGCGGTTTACGACGCTTGGTACAACGCTGTATATGAGCCGAGTGCAACACCGGCTACCGGTGAGTAAGGAGGCGCAATATGGCTGTAACAAAGACAATCGAGGTTGACGGCAAGGAGGTGCAGTTTCGCGCCTCTGCCGCCATTCCTCGCCTATACAGAAATAAGTTTCACAGGGACATTTACAAGGACTTAAACGAGCTGCAGAAAGGCATCGACGAAAGCGACGCAGAAAGCTCCACTCTGGATACCTTTTCTCTGGAGCTTTTTGAGAACATCGCATGGCTGATGGCAAAGCACCAGAATCCTGATGTCCCAAACTCTCCGGAGGAATGGCTCGACGAATTTAACACCTTCTCCATCTATGAAATTCTCCCGCAGATCATTGAGCTGTGGGGACTCAATGTGGAGCAGCAGGTGGAATCTAAAAAAAACATCATCAGACAGAGCGAGAAATGACAACCCCGCTCTTTTTACTGCGCTGCGTCCAGATTGGACTGTCCATCAGTGAGCTTGAGCTTCTTACGATAGGCACCGTGAACGACATGTACGCAGAAATGAGCAACGACGATTTTGATTATCCAGAGCTGGCAACTCAGGAAATGATGGATCGATTTTAACAGGAAGGAGGTCAATCGCATGGCTGACAGAATAAAAGGCATAACCGTGGAAATCGGCGGCGATACGACCGGCCTTTCCAAAGCCCTCTCCGGCGTCAATAAGGAAATCAAAAGCACCCAGTCGCAGCTAAAGGATGTCAACAAGCTCCTAAAGCTCGACCCGACAAATACCGCGCTGCTTGAACAAAAACATAAGCTCTTAAAGCAGGCTGTCTCTGAAACAAAAGACAAGCTCACACAGCTGAAGTCCGTGCAAGACCAGATGGATGCTGGACTCAAAAACGGTACCGTCACCCAGCAACAATACGATGCATGGCAGCGTGAGATCGTAGAGACAGAAAACGAGCTGAAGAACCTGCAGAAGGAACTGGAAAACTCCTCCACGGCGATGACGAAAATGACTGCCGCCGGAGAAAAGCTCCAGTCTGTGGGTGATAGCATTTCCGGCGTGGGAAAGAAAATGCTTCCTGTGACGGCAGGCATTACGGCTCTTGGAACAGCCGCTGTCACGACCGCTGCGAACTTTGAGTCCTCCATGTCGCAGGTGCAGGCCACGATGGGCATTACCAAGGACTCCATGTCCGAGGTGGATGGACAGTCGGTCAATACGATGGATGCCCTTACCGCCCTTGCCAAGGAGATGGGTGAGACTACGGCTTTTTCCGCTACCGAGTGCGCCGAAGCACTTAACTACCTCGCGCTTGCCGGATACGACACACAGGAAATGATGGACACGCTGCCGACTGTCCTCAATCTCGCAGCAGCTGGCGATATGGAGCTTGCAGAAGCCTCCGACATGGTGACGGACGCTATGTCTGCTCTCGGTATGGAGACTTCCGATGCGGATGTGATGGTCGACCAGATGGCAAAGACCGCGTCCAGCACCAACACCTCTGTTGCACAGCTTGGCGAAGGTATCCTGAAGATCGGCGCGACCGCAAGGAATGTAAAAGGCGGCACGGCAGAACTGAATACGGCTCTCGGCATCCTTGCCAATAACGGTATCAAGGGTGCCGAGGGTGGTACGCATTTAAGAAACGTTATCCTCTCCCTGCAGGAAGGTTGTGAGGACGGCGCGATTGCCGTGGGCGATATGTCCGTTCAGGTTTATGACGCAGAGGGCAATATGCGCTCCCTTAACGACATCCTCGGCGACATGAACACGGCGATGGATGGCATGACCGCCGAAGAGAAAAACAACATCATCAGTAAGATTTTCAACAAGACAGACCTTGCCTCCGTAAATGCGCTCCTTGCCAACACGGGTGATACTTGGGACGACTTACAAAACTCCATCACCAATTCCGCTGGCGCGGCGCAGCAGATGGCGGACACGCAGCTTGATAACCTGCAAGGACAGCTGACACTGTTAAAGTCCGCCTTAGAGGGACTTGCCATTTCCATTGGCGAGATACTGATGCCTTACATCAAGTCCATCGTTTCCCACATACAGAGTTTCGTGGACTGGCTCAATAACCTCGATGAGCGGACGCAGAAGATCATCGTAACCGTGGCTCTGGTGGTGGCGGCTATCGGCCCGGTATTGATCATCGTGGGCAAGGTCATATCCTCGGTCGGAACGATCATGACCATTGTTCCGAAAGTCGTATCACTTATGGGAACGGTCAAGACCGCGATGGCAGGACTGAACGCCACAATGGCGACAAACCCGATAGGCCTGATTATAACAGCCATCGGACTTCTGGTGGCTGCCTTCATCTACCTGTGGAACAACTGCGAAGGCTTCCGGGAGTTCTGGATCAACCTCTGGGAGAAAATCAAGGAAGTCGCCATTACCGTATGGACGGCGATCAAGGACTTCTTTGTCACCATCTGGGAGGCGATAAAAAACACCTTTACCACTGTGGTAAATGCGATCAGCAGCTTCCTCTCCTCAGCTTGGAACGCGATAAAGACGACGGTCGAAACGGTGATGAACGCCATCAAGACGGTCATCTCCACCATCTGGAATGCGATCAAGACCGTATTTGAGACTGTATTCAATGCCATAAAAACTGTAGTAACCACTTATTTCAATATCTATAAGACGATCATCGAGACCGTCCTGAATGTGATAAAGACCGTGGTGACTACTGTTTGGAATGCGATAAAAACGGCTGTAGAAACTGTCGTGAATGCCATAAAGACAGTCATCACCACGGCTTGGAATGCCATCAAGACTACGACCTCTACGATTTTCAATGCCGTAAAGAGCGTGGTCACTTCCGTATGGAACGGCATAAAGAGCGCGGTCATGAATGTGGTGAATACCATGAAGTCCGGCATCAGCAATGGCTTCAATGCAATAAAGAGTACAATCTCCAATATCGTAAACGGGATCAAAAATACGATCTCCAATGTGTTCAATACGATCTGGAGCACCGTTTCCGGCATTGTAAATAAGCTGAAATCGGTATTCAACTTCAGCTGGAGCCTGCCGAAGATCAAGCTGCCGCACTTTTCCATAACAGGCAGCTTTTCGCTGAACCCGCCGTCCATACCGCACTTTTCTGTGGACTGGTATAAAAAGGCAATGTCCGGCGGCATGATCCTAAAGGACGCGACCATCTTCGGCCAGAGCGGCGGCACATTGCTTGGCGGCGGCGAGGCCGGTGATGAAGCTGTGGTCGGTGTGAGCTCTTTGCGCTCCATGATTCAGGATGCAGTAAGCAGCGCAACCCTCAGCGTTTCCGGCGACCAGCCTCTCATCAATATCGAGGAGATGAGCGTCAGAAGCGACGATGATATCCGGAAGATTTCTCAGCAGCTTAATACTCTGCTTACAGCCGGACGCAGGGCGAAAGGACTGGTGTAATATGGGATTTTCATTTAACGGAACAACCTCCCAGTCTATGGGACTTGCGACAAGGATTACAAACGAATATCGGATGCCGGAGCTTCGGAACAACACGATCACCATGCCCGGACGACACGGCGTATTTGATTTCGGAGAAACGGTATCCGAGCGAAAGATACTGATTTCCTGCTTTATTCCTCCGGGAAAGACAGACGCGCAGTTTCTATCAAAGAAGGACGATATTATCGAGTGGCTCAATCCGGACAACGGCCTCTGCCAGCTCATTCTGGATAAGGAGCCGGGACGAGTGTATGAAGCAAGGCTTACGTCCGGATTTTCCTTTGACCGGGCAGTTCGTAATTCCTGCACCTTCGATTTGGAATTTTTCTGCCCAGACCCTTATGGCTATGCCATATCGGACGAGACCTTTGATTTTGCGGAAGCCGGAACCTTTACCGCTTCCCGCGCTCTTGGAAATATCGAGTCCTATCCGGTCTACTCCTTAAAGGGTGTGATCCCTTCCGGGACGGACTCGTACATCTCCATAACCACAAATGGCAGCGAGCTTCGGATCACTGGACGGCTTGCTTCCGGAGAAACCTTGATTATTGACTCCGACCTTATGACGGCAAAGGTGGTTGATTCCAACGGTGAAACACTCCGAAATGGTCTCCCGCTTCTGTCGGAGCTGAACTTCCCGGTCTTAAATACCGGAGATAATACAATCGTAATTGCGGCTGTCGGAACCAACATAACATTTACGGAACTGAACATTCAGGCCAGAAGCCGATGGAGGTGATTTTGCATGGCACTTAAAAATATACTTAATACCCAAGATGCCTTCACCGGTGAGTTCCCGGCTGCATGGGCTCCGGATGGACTCTGGCGTTTTAATGAGTCAGACCCTGATTCTGAATATTATCTTGCCGATGCCTCCGGGAAGGATCGCAAAGCATATATCCATAACTGGAGCGGCACCACAGCGGATATGAAAACCGGGAATTTCGGTCGCTATTTCCAGATGAACATCAATAATCCTTCTTCGGAGAAAACTTATCTGAAGGTGGCGAACGACGGCAGCATCTTCTCCAACCTCGGTGATACTATCGTGGTCGGCGGCTGGATGAAGCCCACGACCTACTCGGTCGGTAACACCTACTGTCCGATATTGAATACCCGCTACGGCTCTGGGCAGCCGATTTTTTATCTGTCACTTATAAGAGGCAAACCGAGAATCATGCTGTATAACGCCTCCGGTTCACTGATTCTCGATACCTCGGTCACACCATCGTTCTCTCTGCAGAACGGCTATTGGTATTTTATTGCCTGTGTGATTAAGCCAAACGCCAAGACAGCGCAGTATATCCTTGGCGATAAGAGCTCCGGCACGGTATGGCAGTCAAGCGTGCTGACCTTTACCGGAGAGCTGAACCGCAGCTGCGTAGCCGACCTCATCTGGGGAATGCACGCGGATTCCTACTGGTATGCAGGTGGCTTTGATGACTGGTTCCTCGACTGCGACTCTGACCTTACAGCAGATGACCTTGCAGAATATTTTCTGGAGTTGCTCTCTGCAAACGGCGCAGATCTGACCGGTGATGTAGACGGCTTGACAACAGCAGATGTAGTCACGCTTCGAGCCACAGACTCTGTCTATCCGTCAAGCGGACAGCTCATTACTGCAGCAAGGGACTGTGGCGTAACTGGTAACGGCAGAGTTTCTGTGAAGGCGGATTACTCTCCGGGAGAAACCTCTATCTCGCTTGTGGAAACAGCCACCTCGGATGACCTCACCACTTGGACAGAGTGGCAGGCCGTCGGCGCAAACGGCGAGCTGGAATCACCCGCAAAGAAATACATCAAATACCGCGTGACGCTTGCTACAACAAATACGGCGAGGACACCTACACTTGTCTCCATCAGTCTGTACGATAATCCAAAGCCACTCTACACCAAGCTCGGCTATGCAAGACCGGTCATTCTGGACTCGGACGGGAATGTGGAGGCTGTGCTGGATAACGCCTATGACATCATCGTGACCAGTGAGATCAACGGCGTGGATGAGCTGGAATTTAAGCTGCCGTTTCAGGACAGCAAACGCGCCTATATCGATAACGAAAAGACCGTGCGCATTGTCAGCGACACCTACCGCATCCGCACCATTACAGACGACAAGGAAGAAAGCGGCAAAGCTATCACCACGGTTTACGCGGAGGCGGCATTCTATGATCTTGCCTACTCCGTAAAGAAGGATGAGATTACTTTTAACGCAGATACGGCAGACGTACCGATGGCATACGCCCTGCAGGGCACCGACTGGGATGTGGGAACGATCAACGTCTCCACAAAGCGTACATGGACTTGCTCTGAGAAAAACGCGCTGGCGATCCTTCGGGCAGTACAGAACATCCACGGCGGCGACCTGATTTTCGATAACGCAAACAGGATCGTGAAGCTCCTGACCTTCTCCGGTGAGGATTCCGGCGTACTGTTCTGCTACAAGAAAAATATGAAATCCATTCAACGCGTCATTGATACGACCAGCCTGATTACAAGGCTTTACGCCTATGGTAAGGACGGCATGACCTTTGCTTCGATCAATGGCGGCAACGAGTATGTGCAGGACACAACCTATACCTCTGAGATACGAATTGCTACGCTGGACTGCTCGAACTTCACCAATCCGTACCAGATGCTGGAATATGCCAATATGCGCCTTGCGGACTACGCCTCTCCGCGTATCTCCTACGTGCTAAATGCGATGGATCTATCGGTGCTGACCGGCTACGAGCATGAAACTTGGGAACTGGGCGATACGGTCATGGTAAAGGATGACGACCTGAACCTGTCTGTAAAGACCAGAATCGTTCGCAGAGAATACAACCTGCAGGAGCCTTGGAATACCGTGCTGGAGCTTTCCACCACACTCCGGGAGTTGGGTGATTCTTCCTCCCGCTGGGACAGTGCCGCTGACACACTGGAGTCCACCGACCTCATCGACAGTCAGGAAATGAAGGATCTGGTGCCCTTTAACCACCTGCGCAATTCAAGAGCAGACTCCGGCCTGACCTACTGGCAGAATTCCGGTTTCAGCGTGGATGCGGACAATGGCGTATCCGGCACGGCCTCCTTCAAATGCGAAGGCGCTCTGAATACCACAAAGAGCCTATCGCAGACCATAACGCCCGCCAACCGGCAGTGCTATACCTTCTCGGCGCAGATTGCCTCCGAGAATCTTGTAAAAGGCAGCAGCGGTCAGGTGGGCATTGAGGTAACCTTCGAATACGAGGACGGCACAACGGAAACACGATTTATTGACCTGATCTGAGGGAGGGATTGCTATGGCTTCATTTACACACGTGGCGCAGGACGTCTCTCCTCAGTATGGCCGCGTAACAAAGATTACCATCCGGGTATGCGTAACCGACTGCACCGGCACTGTCTATATCACAGATATGTTCCTGCAGGGCGGCTCCATCGCAACCGGCTGGGTAGGTCATGTATCAGAAATTCAATGGACGGAGGACGGATAAATGCCGGAGTTTACACGCTTTACAGAGACAATTACAAAAAAGCAGGATAAACGCGTCGTAAACATCTCGGTAAAACCCACCGTCATAGATTGCACCGGCTCAGTCTGGTTTACCGACCTCATGCTGCAGGAAGGCGACAAGGTCACCGGCTTTGTCATCAACACCGGAACGCTTCTGGAAAAATACGACGGCGATGATGCCACAACCGGAAAGAGATTTTATAACGGCATCGTCCGCTCCGCTGCGACCTGCGTCATTTTCAACCTCGGCTCCACCGCTGCCGGTCTCGACTACAAGGTCTATCCGATTCAGTCAATGGCTGCAGGAAGCATCTCGCTTGCGCTGGGTGAAGGTGCCCATAAGGCGACCTTCAAAGCTGCCGCAACTGCCGGTGATGAGTTTGACCTTTTCGCTTCTACGAGGGAATGTCTGAAGAACGGCGCAGCGACCACTAAGGACGGCTTTTTTCAATACTCTGCTGCCGGTGACAGCAAGCACCCGATTACTGTGGAGGATAAAAAGTCGGCTCGCATCTATATAGAATTTCAGGAAATGCAGGACGGAGGTGATGCCCTGTGAGCTATGATTATTTGAAAGGCCGCAAGTGCATGGTCTGGACATTCATGGGCAATTCCAGAATGTATCAGGCGCTTGCCGCATATGGAGACCGCCTCTCGCAGGTAGGTCTCTTTTCTTTTAAGGTATCGCGCACCGGTGTCATCACGGAAAGCGGCGTGGCCATTTCCAATATGCTGACCTATATCAACCGCTGGCCGCACATCAAATGGCTGCTGACGATATCCAACGATGGCACGAACAGTATCTTTGCAGCCCTCCGGGATAATACGGACGGCGCTCAGGATACCTTTCTTTCGGAGATCGTCCGCATCATGGAAAAATATCCGTGGTGCGACGGCATTGACATCGACCTTGAAAAAGGCGACGGATATTCCACGCACGCTGCCTCCACGGCGATGTTTCGGAATATCTATAACACGGTAAAAGGCTATGACAGCAGCAAGCTCATGAACATCTGCCTACCGGGTATGAATTCCATTAATGGTTCGGTCGGCGGTGAGAACTGGTGCGTTTACGGCGACCTTGACGCTTACTGCGATACGGCGGCCATCATGAGCTACGGTATGGCGTGGGCGGGCTCTGCTCCCGGTGCCGTCTCTCCAAGGGACTGGCTTGAGGGCATTTACGACTACGCGGTCACGGTCATGAATCCGGAGAAAATCTTCTTCGGCCTGCCTGCTTACGGCTGGAACTGGCAGATTTACGATACGCCTGCAAACCTCGGTAAAACCTATCGCGGAACGTCAAATACCTACTACGCGGCAAAGAACTGGATGACCGGGCAGTATAACTTCACGGACGATGCCCCACCGCAGCCCTTCATCCCGATCCTCGCATATTGGGATGATTACGATATGGTGCCTTGGGCGCTGCCGCAGGTCTACGACTTCATGGAAGGCCGGGACGCCACAAGCTACGAATATCCACTGATGAACGGAACCTATAACAGACGGCACTACCTGACAGCCTACAGCAAGGAGCAGCACACAGAGTTCGGCACCATCTATGTGGACGCGGACGGAACAACCAGCACCTACTCCGGCATCGTATCCTTTGAAAACGGTGTGGCTACTCTTGGTGACGCTGGCTCTGCCACCTATACCTTTTCCGTTTCAAGCGCCGGAACCTATGACATTGCCATCCGGCTCTGCTATCCCTTCTGGGATAAGAACGGCATCTATATTTCGATTGACGGCAGCACGACGCATTTTACGGAAAGCAGACTCTGGT